CGTCAACAGCAATAGTTGATGTTAAAATATTGCAACATCTAATACCTATTACTGCATCATAATTTCCTGCTGCTAATAATGTAGTATCACTTGTTCCAATTGTTCTAACTAGTACGTTTCTAAAATCTTGTGCCATATTTTATTCCTTTATAATGCTACAGCCATTGCAAGTGCAAAACCTGCTGAAGCTGCTCCTACTGGATTACCTGTTGCATCCAGATAAACCGTTTTTGCTGCAGGCATTGTACAAAATACATCTAGA